AGAACGATGTGTAAAAACAAAAGGTGTCTCGTTTTTAGTGCTGCACCATTATATGATTTAACGCAAAAAATTTATAAAGACGGCGATAAATGTTTTTCGTATGTACCACATGCAACAAAATGCTCAAAAGACAAAAAGATTATTCCGTTTTATAGTGATGATCCAAACTAAAAACGTTATATTGCGTAATTAATATATTTTTAAATCATTAAGATATAATAATTATGTCAGACACTACTAATATAAACGATTTGCGGACAGATCCGGTCGGTGGGAACTCTCATAATATTTCATTAAATGCCTCGGAAACCATGGTACCAAGCAATGATATGGGCAGTCCCACCCAAGGCATTAATTTAGACGAGTCGACTATTAATCAAATAATAAATGGAATACAACAAGCGGGAATGAGTGGAGCTACACAATTAAAGAGTAGAGATATTCCAATGAATCCTTCGAGCGTGATGAACGATCCAAATGTTCAACCAAACTATGTTCCCCAACCTACTAATCATGAAGATTATATTGAAGATTCGGAAACGACAAATGATATGTTAGAAAACTACAACAGAAACCTCAACAGAAGCTCATCTATAGACGATATATATAGTGCAATCCAAACGCCGTTACTTCTTTCGGTCTTGTATTTCTTGTTTCAATTGCCGTTTTTCCAAAAACATTTATACAAATCGGTTCCTATATTATTTTCGTCGGACGGTAATTATAATTTTAATGGACTAGTTACAAAGAGCATATTGTTCGGAATTTCTTATTATATTTTGAATAATATAATGGAAATTGTAAATACGTTTTAGCGAAGAAACACCAATTTCAAGAAACCCTAATTCTCGTATTAATTATGTAAATTTATTATTTTGCATAATTAATTAATATTTAATGAAAGAATACATAAACAAATTAATTGACAATTTGCCAGACAATATAACCAGGACAAAAACGCCGATTATAATCGATTTAGTATTAGATGGTGGTGCCTTTAATGGTAGTTATTTATCGGGTGCGTTGCAGTTTTTGAAGGAAATGGAAAATCGTCGTTTCATAAAAATAAGAAGAATATCTGGTTGTAGTATTGGATCATTATCCGCGTTCTTATTTTTTGTAAACAGATTAGACGTGACCGAACATTTTTCAAAACTTTCAATGATTGATTTCAAAAAAACGAGTCAATTGATTATTATAAAGGATATAAAAACCCATATACTACATTTAATACCAGACAATTTCGAAGAATTACTTAATGAAAAAATGTTTATATCATATTATAATTTAAAAAAAAACAAAAAGGTTATCAAAAACACCTATAAATCGAAAGACGATATAATCGATTCAATTATCAAATCGTGTTTTTTACCTTTTATAATAGACGGGAACATATGTTTCAAAAACAAATATGTAGACGGTCTGAACCCTTATTTGTTTGAAACCGAAAAAGGTGTAAAAACATTACATCTAGACCTGTTTGGGTTTGATAAGTGTATTTATATGTTGAATATAAAACACGAAAAATCGGCAACGCATAGAATCTTGTCTGGATTACTAGAAATACATAATTTTTTTGTAAAACAGACTAATACCTCGATGTGTAGTTATGTGAATGATTGGTGGTTAACACATAAAATATATTTTTTATCGAGAATCGTCCTCGAAAAAACGGTTATATTTATAATTATATGGTTAATACAAATATACAAATGGTTAAAACCTATGATAGAAAAATCGACTTTATTAAAAATTACTAATTCGGTTATAAAAGAGATTTTTATAATAATTTGTAAACGTTATTTTTTGTAAACGTTATTTTTTATAAACGTTCTTTTTTTCTATTATTTCCGTAAATCAAATCTCGTAGACTTTTTTTCTTAGTCGTTTTGTTATTACTGCGTTTTCTGGTGTTTTTTTTGTTGAACGATTTTTTAGTGTTTGGTTTATAATTTCTCCTTGTTTTAGAGTGAGGAGTTTTGCCCATGGTCATTTCTGGTTTATAACTTAAAAACCATTCTTCAAATTCTTTAGAGTCTCTATTATCTTTCAATTCCTTATATTTCAAACTTTTATGGGCCCTCATTTCTTCAACCGTTTCTTGATGTCCGTAACAATTTATACTAAATCGTTTTAATAAGCCTTTTTGAGCCAATCTATTTTTTTGTTGAACCTGAAAAAGAAATTGTGACATGCACAAAATTCTATCCGAGAATTGCGTATAATATTGTCTATCTGCGAATAAAAAGGCAAGATTAAAACTCAACATGGTATCGATCGTCGCGATTTTCACTTTATTATTCTGAATATTTAAAACATTATAACTATGACACGCAATAGGTTTGTATATAAATGCGATGGTATCCTTTCCCACTAATATTTCATAATGTATAGGAATGATTTCGCCGACTGGTTCTCTTCTGATAATTTTTACATTATGTATGTTAATATCTTTTAAACGTTCTTTCACAATTTCCGCAGTGGTCTCGGGGTCGGACGACAAAACATCAAAATCGGCGAAATTTTGTAGTTTATGCTTTAAATGTGCCGGCATATATTGCGAATACAAAGATATGGCATACCCGCCAAAAAAAACCACCCCTTGATTGACGAATGTATTTTTTACATTATTATAAATCTCATTCTGATTTGATTTATTTGCCATTTCTCTCTGGAAATCAATTTTATTACATTGTTTTGATTTTAATGGGTAATTTTTGTTCAGTAGACTGAGGCGTTTTAAAACCTTTTCCCATCGACTAATATCTCCGGCAGGCCTAGATAATTCCAAATACATGGACATTCTTAGAAAATTGGGCGGTGCATACAAAATACCACCGACCCTAACCGCTTCTTTTTTGATTGAGTTAAATATTTCTTTATTTAATTGAGTGATATCCGCGACGGGTATATAATTCACAAAAACCTTGTATGTACCATAGTGCTGGCCCGATTTAGCTTCTACATCAGAATAACCTTCGCGGTAGTAAATATCGGCAAGCACTTTTGCGTCTTCCAGTGCATTGGCAGAAAAAAAATCATAATCTGGTATCTCTACATCTTTATTATAAAATTTATCCGCTTCGGGCAAAATGTTATTGATGGCGGTTCCTCCATAACAAATCAAACTTTTCTTTTTCAAAAAGTTTTCTACAATTTCAATTATTTTTTTGATTTCGGGTGAATTCGCGGTTCGCTTTCCAATTTTCTCATCGGCTTTGTCTACCGCCATTCTTAAAATGGTTAATTCACAGTCTTCAAATGTTACGCCTTTACATATATTTTCTTTTTTCATAATTTCTTTATATAATAAAGAAAGATTATTTATACAAAAACGGTAATGTTAATGGCCGTTCTCATGTCAAGGTCTGGATGTTCGTTTGAAACCCGCGCGGCTTCTAATTTAAATGCGTATAATATACTCCTTAACTCAATTGGCGACCACCACAAAATATTTTTGTAAATGGGTTGAGAATCAAGATAAATGATTTCGCGAAAAACGTGAAAGGTTACCTGTTTTGCCATATCGGAAGTTTTGTTTGACTGTAAGTTAAAACAACTTCGGGTTCTTTTCATAAATGATTAATAAGTATAAATATAATTTTTATTCATTTTTATGTTTATTATGCGTAATTAATTAAAAGTCGAAACTATAAAAATCTGTAGAAGCATTACGCGTTGCATAAGAATATTCGGCCTTTTGTGGTGTAGGGTCTGCTATAGTGACGCTTGTAAATCTAAGCCTGGCAGGTTTTAATGCAAACGCATAGGTAGCTCTATCAAACAAGAGCGCATTTTCCTCGAGAAAATTATCTACGTATTGATATCGCATCGCTATCATTTGGCACCCATATTCCCTACATAACATACCACTTGGATTTGCAGGATTACTATCCTTATTAGGAAATACAATAGTCATTCCACGTTTGTTAAAGTTTGTCAGTTCATTTACATCTGGGTTGTTTTGCACGTCGCTATAATTATATGTTCTCATAAAAACGGAATTACTTGCCAAGTTTACATATTCCATCAACGTTTCGTTTTGAATAAAGGAATTGTTTATTTTGTCTACAATAAGAACGCATTTGTTCATTAATTTAGTAATGGGCGTGTTCCCCATATTTGTATTCGTGTTTTCATAACTATATTCTTTACCCAACATAATATCGTCGTATGAAGAAAATATTTTACCCAAATTAGTATACATGGTTTGATTTGTACTCATAATCCTTAAGTGTATTATTATCGGGTCGTTATTATTGGGCGCGGTTCCGCTACTAAATGCATAATTCGCAATGGTGCTCATCACCTCGCCAAAGTCGACATAATTGAATGTTTCTTTCACATAATAACTATCCGATGTACTTGTTGCCACCACTGGGTTATTATTAATAGAATAAATTTCAAAATCAAGACCTCTTACTCCTTCCTTTAAAATACTTTTTAATGCGCAAACATCAACAAAATTATTTTTGTAACTTCCGCCCGAACATGCGTTATAGGCAGTTTTGATATAATAATCAAATAGATTACCAGAACAATCGGGGTCGCTGGGATCAATGGACCTAATGTTTCCATCTATAGAAGAATACAAATTATTCATATTGGTACAATCCGCGGCTTCTAATCGTCTTATATAAACGATATAGGCGATGATAATTATCAAACTAATAAAAATAAACATTAATAGAATATAAGAAACAAATTTTTCATTCATATTATTTATCATACTTAAAGTATTCCCGGAATTTGCATCCATATTTATATTATTATAGTATTTTTATATAAAAATATAAATAATAACCAAATCAATTAAAAATAACTTATATAATGATACTATAATATGGCCGGCGGCCTTTTGAATTTAGTAAGTACAGGACAACAAAACGTTATATTAAACGGTAATCCAAGTAAAACATTTTGGAAGGCATCATATTTAAAATACACCAATTTTGGAAAACAAAATTTTCGGTTAGATTTTGAAGGAACTCCTAGATTGAATCTAACCAGCGAATCCGTATTTATATTCAAAGTAAAACGATATGCGGATTTGTTAATGGACTGTTATTTATCATTTGACCTACCTAATATTTGGAGTCCAATTTTGCCACCACGCGAAGTGGTAAATCCGGATGGTTCGAAAACGTTTACCGACTGGGCACCCTACGATTTTAAATGGATTGATAATATTGGCGCGCAATTGATAACTAGAATTACAGTTAATTGTGGTAATCAAAAGCTACAAGAATTTTCGGGTCAGTATTTATTGTCTGCGGTTCAGCGCGATTTTAACGGCGCAAAAAAAACATTATTTGACGAAATGACCGGAAATGTAGCCGAAATAAACGATCCGGGAAACGGCGGCTCATACGCGAACTCTTATCCTAGCGCGTATTACACAGATAACCCAGCTGGTGCACAACCTTCTATATTTGCCAGGAAATTATTTATTCCGTTGAACTGCTGGTTTAATTTAAAAAGCCAACAAGCGTTTCCGTTGGTATCTTTACAATACAATGAATTGACTATTACGGTAGTCATTAGACCAATAAACGAATTATTTAGGATAAGAGACGTTTTTGATTATAAAAATAATTTTCCTTATATTGCTCCAAACTTTAACCAATATTATCAACAAATGCATCGTTTTTTACAAACGCCACCCGATGTCGAGTTAGGTATAAATTCTTATGTCGATACTAGAAATGTATGGGACGCGGATATAAACTTAAATTGTACATATTGTTTTTTGTCAAACGACGAGTCGACCTTGTTTGCAAAAAACGAGCAAAAATATTTATTCAAACAAATTTACGAAAAGCCATTTTATAATGTAACGGGAAATAATCGTGTTCAGCTTGATTCTATGGGAATGGTGGCATCTTGGATGTTTTATTTTAGAAGAAGCGACGTTAATTTAAGAAACGAATGGTCTAATTATACAAATTGGCCGTATAATTACCTCCCTTCTCCCGCATATCCAGGAAGTACTAGCGGAAATTATCCCAATCCGAATACGGCTTCTTCTTATACTTCTCTAGGCCCGGGGTTAAATCCTAATGGCAAGTTATCGGGACTTTTAATATCCGGAAATTATAATCCGCAAAATATTAAAACAATTCTGGTCTCCCTGGGCATATTAATAGATGGGGACTATAGAGAAAATAACTTACCAAGCGAAGTTTTTAATTATGTCGAAAAATATGTAAGAACCAGTGGCAATGCCCCCGAGGGCTTATATTGTTACAACTTTTGCCTTGAAACGTCGCCTTTTAATTTACAGCCATCTGGTGCAATGAATATGAGTAGATTTACAAACATTGAACTCGAGTGTGTTACTATTTCGCCCCCATTTGATCCGTATGCACAAGTATTAACTATTTGCGATGAAAATTCCGGGGAAGTAATCGGTATTAACAAGCCAACCTGGCGAATTTATGATTACAATTTTGATTTATATGTGTTCGAAGAGAGAATAAATATGGTGACCTTTGTGGGTGGAAATGCGGGACTTATGTATGCTACTTAAATCTATTTAAAATCTTATTCTGAAATTTGCTAATTTATCTCCTACTTTACCTCGCATATCTATAATTTTTTTACCAAATCAAAGAATTCGTCATCTAAAAACCTTTTATAAAATTTTAAAGTATTTTTCATAAAAATAATAGGAAAAACTTTATCTAATAAATTATCTCTATTTTCACTATTAAACCACACCATTACAAAAAAAGGAAATACACACAATGATATTTTAAAATCAAGTAATAAATCGTCGAAATTTGCATACATTATAGATTTTTTATAATAATATTTAATTATGATTTCTGTAAGAACTTCATCAAAACATGTACTTTCAACAAGTAAAAAAACAATATCACTTATTCCTTTATTCAATTGTATGTACTGCCAATCTAAAAATATTGGTTTTATAATTTTTTCAGAATTTTCTCTATAAAAAATATTTGGCGATTTCAAGTCGCCGTGACAGAAGTTTAAGGGAAATCTTCCACATTTATTTATTAATAAATTGTAATTATCGTAAATATTGTTCAATATTTTTTTTTCTTTATTAGACAATAATATACTATTAATTTCTAAAAAATTTTTAAATCTAATATTAACTAATTCTTTGTAGTATGTAATTTCACTAATATTAATTATATTTCTCATAACAGGTATAATTTCTTCCTCATTATTAAAATAAAATCTATTATGCATTTCAGACATACTTTTTACTACTGACAAAATAATGTCTATGTTTTTATTTAAATTAACATTGAACACGCCCTTATAATTATTGAGATTTTCTAACAAAATAGCCTTTTTATTATCTACAACTAATGAACAATAAAACCTTGGTACTTTTATATTAATTATATTAGATATTTTTTCATAAAAATACACTTCATTACTATATAAATTAAGTTTTCTTGCAACGTTTGATAATTCATTATCTTCATTTTCAATTTTTAATACAATATTTTCAACATTATTATTATTTAAAATTAGCGTCAAAGATTTAATATCACATATAAATCCAGTCTTCATATCGAATTTGTCTGTTACAACGTCTTTAATTGATATATTATTGAGCTTTTTCATTATTATTTCTTTAATGACAGAATGATTATTATTGTTTTTAAAAACATTAATGTCAAAACAGTCGTAACTTTTTATTTTATATTCTGGTGAATTAATAATAAATTCTGTCGATTTGTTATTTAGTATTAAACATATATTAGTATTACATAATGATTTTGCACTTTTATAACCAGAATTACTGTCCTCAAATATAGTGCAATTATTATTACTACATTGTAAAATATCAACGGCTCGTTGATAAGGTTCTTTGTTTGGTTTATGTTTCTTACAATCTTCGGATGCTATTAGAAATTGCATATAATCTAGTAAATTTGTTTTCTTTAAAACAAATTCAGCCGATTTTTTATTACAACTTGTTACAACTCCCATTCTTCTATTTCTGTTTTGTTGTATGAATTTCGTTGCTCCCTCAATCGTGATGTCTTTTTCAGAATGCTCTAAAATGTCAATAAACAGATTGTCTTTTAGAATGCTAATTTCATCTATTTCTTTATCTTTAATATTAGGGAAAATTGTTTTAAGGAATAAAATATCATTCTTTCCTTGTATAAAGAATTTAAAAAAACCGTCATCTACTGATAAATTGTATTTTTTCATAATTGTATCCCAAACCATTATATATATGTCGTCTGTGTCCACTAATGTTCCATCTAAATCAAATATAAAAGGATGTTCATATTGATTAACTTGTTCTGGGGTTCCTAATGAAAAATAATCTTTGTTCAAAATTTTAATATTTTTAAAAGTATAGTATTCATTTATCATTACCTTTATAACACCACTTGTATAAAATTCTAATTTTTGAGTTATATTTTCTTCAATAATTTTGGATGTATATTTTTTTAATTCGTTAATTGAACTAAAACCATAAGCACCAGTACAAGCATTATTAGAAATTTTTTCTTTTTCTTTTATATCTACTATTTCATTATTCTCATTCGTTTTTACATATGAATATATTGGATTTTTATTTTCATCCTCAAATGAAAAAATACAATTTTCCCCATTCCATTGTGAAATTATATCACATAAATAAAAATTATCGCTGTCTAAACATATTACTGGAATATCTCTTTCTTCATTCAGATTGTTGATACCAATGTTAATTGTTTCTGCTGCCCCTCTTGTATTATTTTTTAAACAAAAAAATTTAAAATGTATTTTTGGATATCGTTTAATTAAAAAATCTTCAAATATATACTTATTATATTCTTTATTATATGGAATAAATATGTAATCAATATTATCAGTATTTAAGTTATCCAACAAGTATGATATTATAGGCTTTCCACAAATATCAATTAATGCTTTCGGTTTTTTGTAACCATTTTCTTTAAATCTTTGTCCAATACCACCAATAGGTATTATAATTATCATTATATAATATAAATATATATATATATATTATGATTATAGTTTTAAGAGGGGATTTATGTAGGGAGTGTACTATAGATATACAGCTTCGAGCATATAAAAGCATTGTAACACACGTAATTAAACCTTTAAATAAAAATTGCAAGGATATTAATGTAATTATTGCAACTTATAATGATGAATACGAAAATAAAGTAAAAGATATTTTCAAAGATTATAATTGTTTCTATTTTATTATTATCAATGAAAAATGCCAAGTGATAAATTATATTAATGCGGTAAACCAAATTCCTGAATTTTTAATGAATGAAACAAGTAATCTTTTAATTTTAAGAAGTGATTTAGTTTTTAAACAAAACATTGATTATTCTAGAATTAGCCAATACAAAATACTAACTCAATGGAATTTGTTACACCAAAAGACAACTGGTGAAATAGCAGACCAAATACAATTTATAGGAGGTAATTTAATACGCCATTTTATAAATAAAATTAATACAATTAGATTAGATACAAGATGGCCAGGTACTTTACATAATTTTTATAATTATTGTGTTGAACATTTCGGAAAAGAAAACGTCAGTTATCTAAATTATATAGAAGATCCTACACCAAACGAGGATAGATGTGAAATTAGAGGTAATCCAAGAGGTAGATTTAAACCTGATGTTTCATATAAAAATGAACTTGGCAATCCTTTATACAATTATACAAGATATGAGAAATAATAATTTTTTAAATAATCAAACAAAAATGCGTAAGAATACTTTATTCAAAAAAATAATTAATTCAAATTCAAAATTAGATATTTTTGCAAAGACATAAATAATAACCATTTTAATATCTAAATTAAATATTAATATAGTAGTTAGTAATTATCAAGGAACATAATCGATGTTTTAAATGTTCAAAGGTGTGAAATCTTTCATAATTACGAAAAATATGCATTAGAGGCCAAGGGGCCGTTTTCTATAAACTCGCCTGATAAGCTATATCTTTTGTCATACGTAGGCATAAATTCTAAATTGGGTGGTTGAAATGTATTATCATACAATTTATTTGTTTTTTTAAAATCTTCTATCCAGGTGTTAATTCCTAAATCCGGTTGTGGAGGTTTAGCAAATTTATTTTTTGTTATTATTCTGGCCTGTGTTCCAATATCAGTTGTTAACGGAGAATATCTGGGCGTTGTACCAAAGGTTAATTTACCCGCATCATTATCCCCAGGAACATATTTGTTATTGGATTTCAATGGTGGAACGTGAGGTTGGCAGCCAGGACAGTCTATATCTGAAGTACACTGTTGACCACTGATAGAGCATCTAGAGGGGGGACCGCACATATTTTTACAACTATAGGTTGTAGTCAACGGCAAATTGACCGTGTGACTAGTAGACGAACTACCTAAATCGCGCAATCCTTCTCTAATATAATCGTTGGCTACTAAATAATTAATCCACTGAAATATTAAACACAACAAAAGTATGCAAACAATTATCATAGTCCACTTATATTTGTTATTACTTTTCATATATATATAAAAGTAACAAAAGAATTGTAATATAAATGATTATTGTAAATAATTTTATATTTAATAATTATAAGTAGAATGAGTGATGATAATGATTCAAAAATTAATACGGGATCAAATGTAGGAAACTTTATTTTAACCACATTAATATTAATAGTCATTATAATTATTTATTTTGTCATATCGGGTCTAACACTTTTCGGATGTAAAGCGGCCGTTTCAGGAATTTTGCCTACGAATCCGGATATTTATCCGTATACAAATACTGGAACGGTAATAAAAGGTCAAATTTTGAGCAACATTTTTACTACTTATACAGATCCCCCATTATCCGAGAAAATCAGTTTTTATCCAAAAGGCGACGACACCAAACAAACATTTGGTCTAATAGATTATCTTAGAAAACTAAACACAGATAAAAATGCATCCAACCTTACAAAGTATTTCGTTGATATCCTTGTATCGGTGGTAAGCCTAGACTACTGGCTAATAAACAAATCATTCGGATTTTTAAACGATGCGCCCGAAATTTTAATCATTTTGTTTGGTCCAATAATTCTACACATATTATCTATTTTAATGATACTTGTCAATTATATTTATCTTATGTTCTTATGGTTTTACAAAATGACGTGGTTTTTCAAAAAATCAACAAATGGTGCTAATGCAGAGGAATCGGGTACCTCTAAAAATATTAAAGAAGGAATACTTTTAGGATTTATAGACATAATAATGGGTGCTCTTTTTGGAACGAATAAGACCGGTGAAACAAAATCTGGCTCGGCAGGAGAGTACGTGGATACACCGGTTGGTATTTTTTACGCACTTTTGTTGGCATCGGTGTTTAGCATATTGTTTATTATTTTATTAGTTGTTGGGTGGGGATTTGCCCCGGTCGTGTTGTCGCTTTATTGCCTATTTTCTACATTTAGTTTGAAAACGGAAATAAACGATAAAAAATCGTCTGGATTTACCGTTGTCTATAACTTATTCCGTTTTTATAAATCAATCATAATGGGGATAATTTCATTTGTATTTGTGAGTTCCACGTTTAGCTTTTTAGGAAATACCTTTGGTGTCGCCGCACTTATTGTGCTATTGTTAATCATATTTTTTGGTATGGGCATATCAATCTTCAAAACAGAAAAAATAGATGGGTTGACTATTGCGCTAGAAAGTAAACCTAGTACTTCGGGTGGCGGAAATAGAATAAATAAAATAATACAATCGGGTGGGGATAGTAAAGAATTTATCAAACAAATAAACAAACTGACTAAAAAATTAAAAACAAACAATTAACCTGATTATAATATAAACGCACATTTTTATATCATTTTATAACATGCCAACTAAAAAGAAAAATAATAATAAAAATAAAAATAAGTATCCACTGGTTAGCGTTTGTACACCGACGTTTAATAGGCGGCCATTTATACCATATATGATTAAGTGTTTTAATCACCAGACCTATCCCAAAGATAAAATAGAATGGATAATAGTAGACGACGGTACTGACAAAATAGAAGAATTATTAACAGACATACCCCAAATAAAGTATTTCAAATATGATTCTAAAATGACCCTAGGTGAAAAACGAAATATAATGCACTCAAAGTGTAAAGGAGAGATAATAGTTTATATGGACGATGACGATTATTATCCCCCAGAACGAATAAGCCACGCGGTCGAAATGTTACAAAAACACCCCGAGGCATTATGTGGCGGATCAAGTATAATGAACATTTATTTCAAACATATAAATAAAATGTTTCAGTTTGGACCTTACGGAGAGAAACACGCTACTGCGGCAACTTTTGCGTTCAGACGAAAGCTGTTAGAAGATACCTCCTACGATAATGGCGCATGTTTAGCGGAAGAAAAACATTTTTTAAAAAACTATACGGTACCCTTTGTACAGTTTGATAGTTTAAAAACC